CCTCTAAATCTTACGGTGTTACCATAACTTCGTTGATGATCTACTGAATATACATTTATAATTCCTGAAGCTGCTGCAACAGTTGTTAGAGCATTAAAATCTAAAAATCTTAAAGCATCAGGTGAAGGTTGTTGGGGTCTTGATTTTGTTAAAGCGGTTGGATCTGCCGCACTGGGTTTAGGATCGAGTTGGGGTTGCTTAGATTCAAATTCAGAATAGTGTACAAACAATCCATTCCATTGTGTAACCATTTCATTCCATGGAAAAGATTGTCCACTAATATCTGAAACTGCTAATGCAAATTTTCCTTGTGCAAATCGAGCCATAATTATGCGCTAGATGGATAATAGGTTTTTGGAGTAATAAAAGTACTCGCTTCCGAACCATCTGCTGCCTCCGCTCTTAGTAATTCATCTTCGTATAATAATTTTAAATTTTGTGTTCGATCAGGTGAATATTTCATACTAATATAATAAGCTAAACCTGCGCACATACATGGAATATAATAATACGGAACATCAGCTGCATTCGTATAAGCACCTGCATCTTCAATTCTTTTCATGTAATAAAATTGAATTTGATCTCCAGCCTGACTTGAACTTGGAGTTGTGTATAAAGTAACTGTAACTTTATCTATAAATCTTTGAACCCAGTATTGTGACGGTTGTCCTAATGCTAATTTATTTGATAATGAAGAATAAGTGGATCTTGAAATTTTTGTTAAAGGACTATCGGATTGACTTGTTGTACCTGCGCTGCTTCTATAGGATGCTTCAAAAACATCATCGGTACCATATAAAGCGGCACCCGCACTATTTAATAAAGTTGAAACTCCATCGGCACTTGAACGATAGCCAATGTATTGATTAGTAGAAGCGACAAGAGTTAAGTAACCATCTCCAATTTCCCAAAGATGAATACCTCTGTTCGCCCACTCTTGAAACATAATATTCAAAGAGCGTCTGGCAGTTTTTAACTGGTAACCAGCGACTCCTCTAATACCACATCTCTCGAAAGCTTCTTCAATGATGTCATCAATTGCAAACGTTTTCCCGAACGTTGCTGTTCCGGATGTAGTGTTAGCCATACAGTTTCCTTACCCGTCGTAGAATACTGTTATATTATTTGCTATGTCGGTTGCTCCAAGATTAATCATAGCACCATCTTTAAACAGTACCCCATTATCAGGGATATAAGGATCTACCGGCGTTTGATCAGTATATACTCCAACCTCTAATGTTTTAGTTCCGCTTGAAGAGCCATTTTTAAAATCAATTAGTCCTTCTGTACCTGATGGAACAACATGCATTCCTCTGATTCTAGTTCTTCCTGCAAAAACTACACCTGTTCCAGTTGTAGTGGCAGTGATTCCACAAGACACATCTGTACAAGTTCCTGAGTGAGTTATACTTGTTACTGAAACAAAAACTTGAGTCGTTGTAACTGTTGCACTTCCAGCTGGTCCTGTAATTGATGTTTGACTTGCGCTATCACCATTAATATCCATTCCAGTTACATCAAAAGTAATTCCTGCATTTGTTGTCCCTGTCGTAGAAATAATAGTTACAGTTGTACCTAGATTTCCTGGTACTAGAACACCAGCAGCGCCAGTGTCTGTTAGAGTCATACTTCCTGAACCACTATTAGTTTGATTGGCACAAATAGCTGTTGTGTCAGCCGATACAGCTGCAAAAGTTTTCGACTTTACGTGTGATACGTTTCCCATAATTTTCTCCTAAAATCTCTAAGCTCCCGAAGGAGCTTAGAATAATTTTATTATCTTTGTTGAACCGTTTGAATGTAATCCGTTGCTAAATGATTAGCATTCGTTCCAGAACTCTCAACAAAAAGTTTTAACTCTAATGCAATGTCATCAGGAACAGTTGTTGCTAATTGTGTTCCAGAAACGGTGCCATTGATGAAAAGTTGATATTGAACAGCTGTATTACCGTGTGAACCTACTGGTTGAAACATAAAACCAAGTCTAACAGAGTTATCCGGCATTTCAAAAGTAGTTGCATCTTGCGTTGCAACAGTTGAATCTAGCATTGTAAATGTACTTCCTGATTCTAACATATCGAAGGAAGTTCCTGCACTATCTTTTCTTGATACGAATTGAATAGTAGTTGTAGCTTCTAAATGAGAGAATCCAATACCATTTACTGGTAGTGCTGATGGATCAACAAATGCATTGTCAGCAAAACCAACAAAGAAATTGTAATCACTTACATCTGTTATAGCAATTCTAGTTTCGTAGTACCATAACTTGTTCGCATTATAGTTCCAAACTTCTTTACCAGAAATACCAATTGTTTCAGTATGAGCTGGAGCATTATCTCCAAGTCGTAACCAGCCACCAGCATAATCTGCTAATTGATATGCAGAACCTGATGTAGTTACGTCCCAATCACTTGCATTGTATATTACGAAGTCATTTTGATAAGCGACTTCTTGAGGTGATGTTCCCCCAGTGATAAGGGGTTGTTTTATTCCACTAAATAAAGAAGTCCCTAGTCCTTTACCTTTAACGTTTGTTACTCCACTTGAAAAGTGTGTTGTCATAATAATCAGCGCCTCCTAGCGCCAGTCATTTTTCCTAAGTAAAAAATGACCAATTTATGTTTAATTAATCTTAGTGACAAAAATATATAGGAAATTTATAAAGAGTGCAAGAGATCCTTGCATAAAAGTACGATTTCAGCGATGTGGCGTTTATCTAAGTTGCCACAGAAACTTGGGCAGCCGAACTCCTGATTTTATTTTCTCTATCAGCAATTTTAAACTCTTCGGCTTTGATCTCAGTGACGATACTTTTAATTTTCTCATCAATTTCAACCATGTCCAGAGTATATTTACCACTTTGCTCATACTCAGACTGCCACCTGAACTCCAAGGACCGTTTTTGTTTGTATAGGTCTTGTATCATGGCTAACCTCCTCATAGGTTATTCTACGGGTATCTCGAAACATTCCCGTTGATTCCCATTTTATAGTCTTTTCTCCTAGTTTGTCAAGGACTGCTTGTTCAATAGATTCAGCATTATCTTCCGCTAAAACGTCAAATTTAGCGTGATAATCGTAAGCCCATATCTGTACTAGGAAATTTTTCATATTCACCCTTATAAATAAAAAAGGGGCCGTTTTAAGGCGGCCCCTTAGTTTGTTAATTATTACGCACCTTCAACACCGTAGATACCTCTAGGGTCGGATACTCCAAACGAGTATCTTTCTCTAGCTTTGTATCTTACGTTACCTGTTGAGAAATCGCCTTCCATTTTAGTTTGGATAGGTAATCTTTCAAAGTACTTCATACCATTAGGCACGTCAGTGTTAATGTACCAAGAATCAGTATCTGTTAGATAGTGATTTACTCTATATCCTTCAGGGATCATTCCCATGTTCTTAAGAGCATTGATATCATTATCAGCTGTACCAACTCTACCTTGAGATTTTAACAATCTTTCAGCATTGAATTGGTTTTCAGAAGGAACGATCATTTTCATTCCTCTAGCTGCGATTTTAAGACCTCTTTCATCAGTTAGTGGAGCAATGTCGATCAATGCTTGCTCTAACGATGTTTCGTTAAGGTCTGCCTGTGTAGTTAGCGTGTTTGAGAAAGTACCAGCGATAATTGGGTGTGCTGTATTGAACAAAGAAACTGCATCCCCAGAATCAAAGTTATCTGTAGTAGGTAACCCTTGATTTAAAGGTACTGCTGCCTTGATCTGTTTAGCATTTGCCATAGATCTCGCTAGCGCTTTTGTATAACGAGACGATAGTCTGTCATACAGGTTGTCTTCCATTGCTTCTTCAGTCAAAGCGAATGCAAGAGCCACTGTTTCGTTAGTGTATCTTGCAGTAAATGTTTCTTGTGCATTGTCATATGCAACAGCCGAACCCTCAGGTTTGACATATGCATTAGCAAAGCCAGATAACATTACTTCTTCTTCAAAAGCTCTGTCAGATGATTCAGTAACATAAATTTCTTTATGCTCTTGATCATATCTTTTGTACTCTAAGCCGAACAAGGCGTTTAAACCAGGCTCAAGCTCTTTTACGAGTTGTTGTCGTGATATTGCCATAATTTATTCTCCTTATACTCCGATCGATCCAGAACCCAAAATATGCATACAAATCTGAACACGCCAATTTACATTAGCTGCTGTTATATCATTATTTTTAGGATCTCTAGAAACACCGATTACTTTTAATACAGCGGGACCTGCAGCATACGTGTCTGCACATTCCGCGGTTGACATTCCGTCTCGAGTTCTACCACCATTTGAAGCTAGATCACATGTTGAGAAAACGTCTGATTGATCTGAAGCACCTGTAGCAGCTGATTGAATTTCAAACATCTGATAAGGGCTGTCATAAACAAACGCCTCAATATCTTTTCCAGAAGGAGGTGTTATGCTCCCAGGATAGTAGTTCTTAAACGTAGGTTTTAGTGTAGTTGGGTCAACATAGAAACATCCCCAAAACGCTCCGAGATTTAACTCAGCGTCAGTTGCGGAAATATCAACGAATCCAGTAGTTGTAGCGTTTACTACAGAACCTTGATACATCGCACTACCTTCACCAGCATCAATTGTATGTGAGCTGAATCCAGTAGAGTCGTCTTGTTGTCCAACTGTCTTTAACGGTCTAAGACCGAAAGCGGCATCTTGATTTGCCATAGTTGTTTCCTCCGTTGTCACCTGTCCCGAAGGACCTCCAGTGACGGTTAATATAAATTCGTTGATTAGTATTTGTTAAAAAACTCTTACTTACCACCGAAAGATTTGCTAGAGCGGCTATCATAACTGATAGGCATTCTCGGGTGCTGATCCTTCAGTAAATCGTGTTTGACAGCATCATCACGTTCCTTAGCTTTATCAGCATAGTACTTTTGACGTGCTTCGGCGATCTCTGTTGGTATTCTGGCCAGCAACAGACCTCCAACTCCAATGACCCCCTTATGTTTGCCGGTTTGTACGACTGGATAACCTTTGTCTTTGTACTCTGACGCCATAACTAAAACATATCCTGATCTTAATTTACCAGCAATATTTTTAGTGTCATCAAAGCCCAGACTTTCAGCTCTTATCCATCTGTGTCGAAAACCATCCGGCGCAGCGGGTGCATCTAAAGATGAGGGTGGTGTCCATTGAACAGGTCGCTTTGTAGCTTCCTGTGTCTCGGACGCGCGAGGGTCTCTTTTAACTTCTTCTGGAACTTTTTTAGTTTCAGTTTCAGTTTTAGTTTTTTTCATATGCATTACTCCTCTATTACGTTTAATTGTTTAGCATATTCTTCAAGTGGCACATTCAGTTTTTTAGCAATTGCTACTTGTGATGATGTGAGTTTCACAGTTGTGCGACCAGTACCTCTTTTAACGTTTCGCGTAGCTGATGCTACAGTTTGTGTAGGTTTAGTCGTTTGTTCAGTTACATTACCAAATTTATTGGGGAATTCAAGCTTTATTCTTCTATCTAATTCTCCATAATAATCTTCCGATTGTGGGTCGTAACCTTCCTCTTCCACCAATTTTCTGTGCATATCAAACGCTGTGTAAGTCATGGCATTATTACTGCCAAACCACTTGTTTTTCTGTGCCCATTCAGTTGCTCTCGCATCTGGTTTCGGTGTTGGAGTCTGTCCTTGTCGAATACTAGTTTGTTGATTAAATTCACTCTTCTCTTCTTTTTTCGGTTTTTTGGCTTCCTGATTAATCTTCATTTCAGCCAATCTCGCTTCCTCATAACCTAGTTTAGCAATTTCTTTTTGTGCATCAACTTCATCAGTTATGTTTCCAGCTTCTCTTGCAGTCGTTAATTTTCCTTTAGCTGCTTCAAGACCAGAAGTAATTCGATTTTCCATTTCAGATACATATCCAGTATCTAATTTAGTTAATCTTTCTTCTAGAGATTTTTTATCACTCAGAACGGAACGAGCATAACGTGTTGCTTCATCTCTTTGACGTTCAGATTCACGCATACGCTTAGTAAGTTTAGCGATTCTTTTTTTAACGCCTTCACCGTATTCTTCTAGTTCTTTTTCTTTAGGTGCTTCTTCTTTAGGGGCTTCTTCTTTAGGGGCTTCTTCTTTAGGTGCTTCTTGTATAAGTTCTTTAGTTTC